TCAATATACTACACAACTGCTGTGAACTGACAAGAAACAATGCCGATGAAGTGCGAGCGATCCTCTAGCTCTAACGGAGTTGGGCCGGAAATGTCAGAAACGCGAGGTGCAACACTGAAAGTATCGGTGTAGCCAGAGGCATTTACAGATGTAAGACCATCGATTACGGCTTCACTTAGAGATGACAACACTGCCGTTCCAGCAGACTTTGGAACGTAGATGTTGCACTGGATGACGCCGGAGTAATAGTCCTGGGCGGCGCCTTGGTTTTGGATGGTGGAACGATTGAAGTTCACCGTCATCAGAATGTATTTCTTGGTTTTGCCGGGTGTGGTGTAACGAACGTTGTCGTAGACCATCAGCACTGTGTCATCAGCATCTTCAACAGCGTCAGTGACTGCTTTTTCAAAGGCCGCGCGGGCATTTACGAGAGTCATGGCTTAGAGCTTGGTATAAGACCCGAACACACTGCTGCTGGATCCAGTTCTGGCAAAAATGCGGCCAGGACGTTTGTCCCCAAAGGTCTGCTGGACCAAAGAACGCATTTCACCCTGGATAAAGTTTGCCACTTTTGGTGACTCAAGGGCATACCCCGCGTATTCAGCGGTGTTGCCGATGTAGACCGTGGGTTGGCGCTTGTAGTTGAACTCAGGAACCTCAAAGCGAGGTTTGATACGGCTTTGAGCAGGCTTCTTATCTGTATGAACCCACTGATTACCAATACTGCTCCAGCTGGTTTCCCCGCCTGGCTGGCGGGTTTCGTAAATCTTCGACCATGGAGCATGGTCCTCGCGCTTGTCCTCAGCGCGGACTTTTTGAGTCGATGCTTTCCAGCTCGATGCGAAAAACCCTGTGTCCACTGGGCTGTTCTCTTCTGTGCCCAAGCCTTCAACAGTCAGCTGAATCAGGGCGTTGTAGTCATCATTTATCTGACGTTCCAGGTCGGTGACGATTTGGCCAAGACCTTTTTTCTTAGCCATCAGAACCTCACCTGGACGGCAAAGAAATACTCTTCGTCGCCCTTAAACGTGCGAATGTCTGTGATCTGAGCAACGCGGTCAGAGCCTGCATACTTCAAAGTGATCGTGTCTTCAAAAGTAGGCTGGTTATCCCCGATCAAATCTGGGGTGATATAGAGCTTGGCTTTGCGCTCTTCGCGTCCTTCCTCTTCTTCAGAATCAACAAACTCGATTGGAACGTCAAACGAGTAGTCCGTGTCAGTCGTCGTTAGCGCTCCGGTGCTGGTGTTGTACGTCGGAGATGCTTTGCGGGTGTAGGTGATCGTGTGGTCGAACGCCTTTCCTAGATCGGCAACGACCTGTTTAGCAACGTTTTTGAAGAGAGTGTCTAGT